TAATAATATAAGTGTCAGCGCATTAGAAGAAATGATGCATGGCTTTGAACCTGCGATAGTTGCAAGAACTGCAGAGGATGCTATATGGATGGATGTACGCACTCTTTCTGATGAAGATTTTGATACTATCGGCAGTCTGTTTGGAGGTGTGTGCTGATGAAACACCTTATTATCGGAACAGCAGGACATATTGACCATGGAAAGACTACACTTATACATGCACTTACAGGTAGAAATACCGACAGACTGAAAGAAGAGCAGAAACGCGGAATAACTATAGAGCTTGGTTTTACCTGGTTTGACCTTAAAGACCATACCAGATGCGGGATTATAGATGTACCGGGACATGAGAAATTCATCAACAACATGGTTGCGGGAGTTGTTGGTATGGATCTTGTGCTTATGGTAGTGGCGGCTGATGAAGGAATAATGCCACAGACTAAGGAACATCTGGATATCTTAGGGCTTCTTGGAATAGAAAAAACAATTCTGGTGTTAAATAAATGCGATACGGTTGATGTCGAGTGGCTTGGCATGATGGAAGAAGATGTAAAGGAAGATAAAAAAACCGAAAGTACAAAAGAATCAAAAAAAGGTAAAAATAAAGGTATGTTAAAAACTAAAACTGTTATTACTCATACAGGCGGAAATTTAAGAAGAAGTTGGTATATGTCTAAAATCATTAAAGATAATGATAAAAGATACATTATTTTAAATAATATTGCAAGATATGCTATTTATGTTGAGTATGGGCATAGACAAACTCCAGGCAGATTTGTACCAGCAATTGGCAAAAAATTAAAAGCTAGTTGGGTAAAGGGTAGATTTATGATGACTAATTCAGTAACTGAAATAAATAAAATTAGGCAAGCAGTATTTAATAGGAATTTAGCTAAATATATGGAGGACAAAGAGTAATGAAGGTTTTAAATAATATAGCAAAAACTATCACAAAAAATTATCCTGGTAAAAAAATAAATATCAATGACATAACACAAGGTTTTACAGCTCCTAGTTTTACATTACAATTAGTAAATCATAGGGATACCACAATAGCAGGAGTTAAATTTAACAAGGTTTATACAGTTGATGTTATTTATCATGGAGAAAGAGATTTAGATATATTTCAAGTAGCGGATGAATTAATAGATAAAATTACTCTTGATATTCAAGATTTTAAAGTTTTGGATTATGAAATTGAAATAATTGATAAAGAAGCTCATACAATTATAGAGTTGATGGAATGTAATATAAAAGAAGTTAATTTAGAAAATGATAATTCATTCTATTCTAAATTGAAAAAGACTATTGAAAAAATAAGTCAAAAAAAATGTGATTTTATTAATACAGACCTTACAGGAGTGGATTTAAAGCAAGGAATATTTATAATTCAACCTCAAGATTTAAGTGCAGAAACAATAAGTATTAACCACAAAAAAGAATATGACAGAACTATAAATCTAATCTATCTTGAGGACAATTATTCAAATATAATGCCATCTATTATATGGTTTGAAAAACAAATGAAGTTACTATGTGAAGATTTAGAATTAAGAAAAAATTATATAAATATGGATTATTCAGTAAGTTTTAATTATGGTAATGAAGATGAGATATACAGTGCAATAGTTAATATTAATGCTGAAATAACTGTGAAAGAGAGGTAAAAATGGATATACAATTTTTAGTTGGAAAACAAACAGCAGAGGGAACTGCTAAATTAACAGGGCTTAGTCAATTAGATTGTACAAATTATGGAGTGGTCCCTAAAGTAAATAAGACAACAAGTAAAGCAATAGGTGCTGGAAGATGGGAAAGAGATGGTTTTGTATCAAAGGTTGAAGTCAATGGAGATTTAACTATTGAGGCAACAACAGGGCAATTAGAAATATTATTAGAAGGTGCTGGATTTAAAGGAACAAAGGATAATAAAAATCATAATTTTTTACCTGGACCATTTGATAGTTTCTTAACACTTATTTCAAATAATAATGAAGATGATATAGCAGAATATGCTCAAGATTGTTTAGTGTCTAGCTTAAAGATAAGTACTCAAATGGAAGCATTTGTAAATGTAACTGCTAATATTATAGGTAAAGAACATAAGATATTAAACAATAAAATAAATGCTACTCCAGTTGCATTAAAAGGTGAGTCTCTAATTTGCTTAGGTGCTATTATAAAAGAAACTTCAACAGATATGACTGCTAAGATAGAATCAATAGATATAGATATTGATAATAAACTTGAAGGAAAAGGTGCTCTAAATACAGTCTATACAACTAAGATTAGACAAGCTGATAGAGGAACAGTTGGACTTAACTTAACATTTAATAGTTTTGATAAGGATAGCTATAAAAAAGCATATGAGTTATTAAGAAAAAACACTTCTTATGTTATAGAAGTTACTTTAGCAGAAACAACAGACCCAACAAAAACTGTTAAATTAGAATTTCCAAATGTAAAAGTATCTAATGTAGAAGCAACTAATTTAGATGGAGCAGGTGGAATGACAAAAGAATTAACTGCATATTATGATAAAGTAGCACAAACACCAGTTAAAATAACATTTGAAAATTATCATGATGCATAAGGAGTAGCTAATGAAAAACAAAAATAAAGATGAATTAAAAGAACCTATTGAAGAAAAGAAAGTTAGTAATATAGTTAATTATGGAAAAGATGGAGATATTATAGCAGTTGAAACAGTAGGAACATTTAGAAATATGATGAATTATTATAACAAGCCTCGTGAAACTGTTAGAGTTTTATCTGATGCAAAAGCTTTTGAAACTGTTAAAATTCATTATTCTTTTGAAGAAATGCCAGAGTTTGAACTTATATTAGCACAAACTTTAAAAATCACTTTAGAGAATAAAGAAGTGGATAAGACAGCAGAAAACTTAATGAAATTCTTTGATAAAGAACCATATACATTCCAAAAAATATTAGATGAAATTAAAAAGAATTCCGAAAATAGGGGTTTCAAGATATAGAACAAGTCTACTGTAAGGCTTGTTCTTTTTATATGAGAGGACATAAGACAGCCAATAAGGAAAAGTATCAAAAAATAATTAATGATATTCATAGATATAATATGTATTTTGAAACTAAAGGTATGGATAGTTCTTATTATTATATTCACAGATTGCCTTTAAATCTTGGTTATGATGAGCATCCTTATTGGCTTATTGAAAAGATGAATTTTATTTTAAGAGTAACAAATAAAACTTATTCTGAAGTAAGAAAAAGGGGAAGTTGATATGAGTGATAAGAAATTAAAAACAGTTATAGAAGTTGTTGATAAATATTCAAAAGAATTAAAAGACTTCTCTAAAAAAATAAATGAAACAAATGATGAGCTAAAGAAACTTCAAGATAATTTTGCTAAGGGTAGTGATGGAGCTAAAAAACTATCAGATTCATTAAGTTTAATTAAAAAAATTGGAGTAGGTGCAGCAGTTCTATATGTTGGTAATAAAATAAAAGATTTAGGTAAGTTTGCAATAGAAAGTGCTTCTAAAATGGATGAATTAGCAAATGTAACTAGACAAGTCTTTGAAAGTTCTACAAAAGAGATAGAACAATGGGCAAAAACTATTGATAAAGAAGTTGGTAGAAGTATTTACCAAATGCAAAACTTTGCTAGTGTTTATGGTTCTATGTTTAAAGGAGCTGGATTTGATACTTCATTTTTTAAACAAATATCTAAAGATTTGGCAACATTCACTGCTGACTTTTCTTCTTTCTTTAATGTTACAGATGATGAAGCTTTCACAGCAATAAAAGGAGCATTAACAGGAGAAACGGAAGCATTAAAAAGATATGGACTTATCTTAAATGATACTACCATGGCAGAATATGCTCTATCGCAAGGTATAAAAGAAAAATGGCAGAACTTAGATACTGCAACAAAAATGCAGTTGAGATATAACAAGTTAATGGAAATGACAACATATATTCAAGGCGATGCAAGTAGAACTATTGATGGATATGCTAACTCATTAAAAAAAGCAGAAGGATTAATAGATAATATAGCAACAGCTATGGGACATAAGTTATTACCATTTGCAACTAAGGTTGTTCATATGTTTAATGGTATAGCAGAAGCTGTTGATGATATGCTTAGCAAAAAATCTCAATCGGACTATCTTTTTGATTTTATAAACGAAAAAAGGAATTTAGAAGAATTAAAAGATAGATATGTAGAATTATCTAAAAAATATCTTGAAGGCCTAGGAACTCCAGATAGCGAAAGAGAAAGAAACGAGATATATGAAAGATTATTAGCTATGTATCCAGACTTGATTGGAAAAATTGGAAAAGAAGCAGAAGCTTACTATAAAGTTGCAGAAGCTATTGAAGTCGTTATAAGACAACTAAAAGAAAAAGCATTGGCAGAATATGCTAGTGATAAATTTAAAGAAATTATTGCTGATACAGATAAAGATTTAAAAACTGTTCAAAAAAAGCAAGAAGAAAGAGAAGAACAGAGATTAAGATTATTAGCAGAAACTGGTGTTGATTATAGCAAAATAAGTTCAAGAAAGTTAAAAAAAATAAGTGAGCTTCATGAA